ATCTAAAAGAAACTCATTCGTCCGGTGAAAAACATGGGCGGCCTCTGCCTGAAATTTGAAACCCCCGGCTTTACCGGTGTGCCGGATAGGATCATCTTGTTACCCGGCCCACACATCGTTTTTGTGGAAACGAAACAGCCCGGAAAAAAGGAGCGCGCCCGTCAGCGGCTTGTGCATGGAATGCTCCGGGCGATGGGCTTCACCGTCTACAGCACCATTGACAGCGCCGTGAAAGTGGCTGACATCATCGAGGATTGCAGGAGGCTTGTGTATGGCGAAAGTATTTAACCCCTATCCCTACCAGCAGTACGCACAGAGCAGGATCATTGACACGCCTGCGCTGGGCCTCTTTCTGGACATGGGCTTAGGTAAGACCGTGATAACCTTGACTGCCTTGAATGAATTGAAATTCATGTATTGGGCCGTAAACAAGATCTTGATTATCGCCCCGAAGAAGGTAGCCGAGGACACATGGCAGGTTGAGGCTAAGAAGTGGCAGCACCTGCAGCACCTGAGAGTGGTCGGCGTTCTCGGCTCCGCTTCGGATCGTGTAGCGGCCCTCTCCACCCCGGCGGACATCTACGTTATCAACCGGGAAAATACCCAGTGGCTTGTGGAATACTTTGGCACCCGATGGCCCTTTGATACCGTCGTGCTGGATGAAAGCAGCAGCTTCAAAAACCATCAAGCAAAACGGTTCCGGGCATTGCGTACCGTGCGCCCCAAGATTAACCGCATGATTGAGCTGACCGGCACCCCGAACCCCCACGGCCTCATGGATTTGTGGTCACAGATCTTTTTGTTGGACGGTGGCAAGCGATTGGGCCGGACAATATCGGTCTACCGGGATATGTATTTCATCCCGGACAAGCGGAACCGTACAACGATCTTTTCCTATGCACCCAAGGATGGAGCTGAGCAGGAAATCCACAAGCTGATTTCTGACATCTGCATTTCCATGAAATCCGAGGATTATTTGGATCTCCCCGAAATGGTCTATGAGGACATCCCGGTTATTCTGGACGACAAAGCACAAAAGGCATACCGCCGATTGGAACGCGATGCCGTGTTGCAGATCGACGAAGAAACCATAACGGCCAACAGCGCCGCCACTCTTTCCAGTAAGCTGCTGCAACTCTGTAACGGCGCAGTTTACGACGAGGATCACAACGTCATTCCCGTGCATGATTGCAAAATGGAGGCGTTTCTGGAGGCCGTGGAGGGCCTGCATGGGCAGCACGCGATTGTGTGCTATTACTTTAACCACGACCGGGACAGACTTTTGCAGGCCCTCGCAAAGTCCGGCTTGCGCGTGCGCGTGTACAAGGACACCGCCGACAAGGACGATTGGAACGCCGGATTGATCGACCTATTGTTGATACATCCCGCGTCCTGCGGCTATGGCTTGAACCTGCAGGAGGGCGGCCATCACATCATTTGGTACGGCTTGACGTGGAATCTTGAGGAATACCAGCAGGCAAACAAGCGGCTCCATCGGCAGGGGCAAGCGCACCCCGTTATTGTCCATCACCTGATTGTGAAGGGTGGCCGGGACGAGGACGTTATAAAAAGCCTTGAGTGCAAGGACGACGTGCAGGAAAGTCTTTTGCAATCCCTCAAGGTCAGAATCCGGGAGGCTAAGGAGGCAGTATGAGAAAAACCATTTGTACGTTGCTTTTCCGTTTGGGGTTTGTGCGGCTGGCCTATTATGTCAGCCCCTCCGTTTGTGGATACCTCAGGGTAAAAGCCGCAGCGGCTGAAATTGTAAGGGTGCTGGAGGTCATATGCGGAAAGTAAAAAGGGCCTTGCGGATTATTGCACAAGCGGCGTTGGGAGTTCATTCTCCCACATTGCGGCGGCGTATCCGGGTGAGCGATATTTGGAAATCCCCGAATTGGAACTAAGCGAAATACGGAAAAACGAAATGCGGTAAAGGGTAAATCGAAAAGCGAATTGTGAAGATCAAACATCACCGGCGCGGAAGTGCGCACGAAAGGAGAACACAAATGACCCTGAAAGAGTTGTCGCAGCTCTATTACCTGAACCGCGAAATCAAAGCCGATCAGAAACGGCTTGAGGAACTTAACGGCATGATCGGCGCGCCGTCCACCCCTCCGATCTCCGATATGCCCCGCGCCCCGCATAAGGTGGACAGCAAAGTGGAACGTCTGGCCGCTGAAATCGTTGACCTGCAGGCCATCATTGCGGCCCGACAGATTCAGTGCATCCATGAGCGCGCACGGTTGGAACGGTGGATCAACGACATCCCCGACAGCTTAACCCGGCTGATTTTTACATACCGTTTTGCCGAGTGCATGAGCTGGCAGAACGTCGCCCGGTGCGTCGGTGGCGGCAATACCGAGGGCAGCGTCAAAATGATTTGCTATCGGTATCTTGACAGTGAGGAAGAACGGGAACCCGATGCGTGATAACAGAATCTAACGCGTTGATAACAAAAATGCGTGTTATGATAACGCAAACTTGCACGTTAAAATCGCACGCGTGCGAAATCCGTGCAAAGTCGTTGCGTTTGTCATGCAAGTCGTTGCGTTTGTTACGGAGGTCTGTGCTATAATGCTACCGTGGTATTTTACCGTGAGGGCGTAAGGGAAACGCCTCCGCCCTTACAGTTCCGTACAGACAGAGGGACAGCCCGAACGGTTAGGGCATGAGTACCACACGCCAAAATGGGAACACGTCGGCAGTACGGCGTGTTCCTTTTTCGTTACCCAGGAGGCCCCCATGCAAGTATACAGACAGTCCCGAAATTATGAAAATCTCAATAAGCGCATTTACCCCGGCGCAGGCGTTTACCGCATCCCGGAGCTGAAAGCGGCAGAATTTGACGTTGACCATTGGATCAGCTTCAACTTTGCCAAGGGCTGCGAGGAACCCGAAAAGCACGGTATCCATTTCTTTGTGGACGACTACCAGTTTATGCGGCTCTGGAAGAACCCGGACGCATATACGGAAATGCTGCGGAAGTTCCAAGCGGTTTGCACCCCGGATTTTTCCACCTACGTTGATTTCCCGCTTGCCATCCAAATTTATAACCATTACCGCAAGCATTGGCTGGGCGCGTATTGGCAGGAATGCGGTATCAAGGTCATTCCTACGATCAGTTGGAGCGATGCAAGCAGCTTCGATTGGTGTTTTGACGGTGAGCCGGTCGGCGGTATGGTGGCCGTGTCGAGTGTCGGCACTCAGGGCAGCCGGATTGCAGCCCAGTATTTTGAGGACGGCTACAACGAAATGAAACAGCGCTTGAACCCGTCGAAAATCGTTTTGTACGGGTCTATCCCCAAGTGCTGCGAAAATGACAACATCATTCCCGTCAAGGCTTTTCAAAGCAAGTGGCGGGAATGTGAATAACTATTGACCGAACGAAAGAGAAGTGATAACATTATGGGTGGCAGAGGCAGCAGCAGCGGATACGGTCAGCAGACGCAGGCCCCGCAGGCATTCCAGATGCAAAAGCAGCCCCCGCAGATCGTAGCGACGGCCCAGCAGGCACAGGCGGCAAATAACTCCGTCTTTTCTGCTACGGATAACGCCCCGTTCCACGATCTCTACGGCGGGCAGGCTTATTTCCAGAAACAGAATTTGACCATCGATCAGACGCTCGCAACGATCCAGTATCTGCGGGCTGATAAAGAAGCGGGTACGCAGTATTCCATGTCGCAGAACATGAATTACCTGATGATGCAGAACGCGGCACAGGGAAAGCCCTTGACTGCGGGCATGAATGCGAACCAGCTTTACACCTACCGGCACATGATGGCCTCCATGCACAATTTGGGCTATAATGTGAATTTGACCCGGTATGACCACGGCGAATTTGTCAACAATCTGCTGCGGCAGGCCGGTGTTACGAAGGACTTCACCCAGTTGTCCACAACTCAGATTTCCAGAGTGTTGACGGGCAAGACCTACGGCGAGGAACGCATGGTTTCCACGTCCTACAACAACTTCAAGAACGCGCCGCAGAGTTCCAAGGATGTCTTTATGAACCGTGCGGTTCGCATTGAATACAAGGCAAAGGCAAGCGCGCAGGCCATGATGCCCGGTAACGGCCCCGGCGGTCGTATCGCTGAGATCGTTCTGGCCCCCAGCGCAGGCCGTCAGAATTACAAGGTTGTCGGTGTGAGATACGACAATGCCGTGAACGTAAGACAGAAAGGCACGAGCTATCTCAGCGGCCAAAAGCAGCTCGTGCTTACCGTAGAAGTCGATTAAGGAGGATAAGACTATGGCAGCAAACAAGGCACCCAAGATCAAGCGCGGCGAGGTTGACCGTTGGACGGGTAACGCCATTACCAACGTCAGCAAGAACACTCCCGAACAGCAGCGCGCGGTTGACGAGATCAACGGCACCGCCAAGGGAGGCAAGGCTCCCGCAAAGAAGCCCGCCACTAAGAAGAAGTAAAACCCCAAATCTCTAAGGACGCAGAAATGCGTCCTTTTTTCATGCTTATTTTTCCGCAAAGGAGGCCCCGCAGATGGGTGGTCGAGGAAGTAAAAGCGGTTTGGTAGCCAACCCCGGCCAGCCGATTCCGCAGCAGCCCCAGTTAGTACAACAGCAACCCCAGCCCCAGCAGTTGAACCCCAGCGACGTTTTGCAGACCGCCGCACAGGCAACCGCAACACTGGCACAAGTCGCAGCTATGACGGACGATCAGCTCGCGCAGGCCGTCATTGATTCCCGCACGGTAGATATGCCGAATTTCCTGAACGACATCCCCGATCAGACGCAGAGGTTTGTCTATCAGGTCGGTTTGAACGGTGCGCCGCAGGTCATGGATCAGCAGCAGTTCACTCAGTTCATGCAGCAGAACAATATCCCTAATTCGCAGATCATGGCCCGAAGTGTTGACGCGAATTTCCCGCTTACCGCGCAGCAGATCGCCGACACCTTCAAGTATTCCGAGCTGAACTATGTCGGCGGTAAGAAGGGCGGCCAGATGTCCGGCGCAGGCACCTATTTCGACATGAACGGCGGACGCAGCACCGGTTATGGCTCCGGCGCAATGATTAAGGCGATCTACAACCCTGCTACGGCCCGTGTCATTGACTATCATGTTCTCCAGCGACAGGCCGCCACGTTCGCCCGGACACACCCCAAGTTTGCAAGGGCGGTCGGCAGCTTCACCAACGGCAAAAACGGTAATGCGTCTATCTATGCCCTCGCGATGGGCTACAACGCCATTTCCGGCGGCCCGGTATCGTCCAGCTATCAGAACATCATTGACCGCAGTGCGGTTATTGTTGTGAAATAAAACAGGAGGAAAACACCATGGCAAAGAACCCCTATACCCCTAAGACCCGTGAGGAATTTGAGGCATACGCCCGTGCGATGGATGCCGCCAATGATGGCGTTGTGAAGTCCGCCGGTGAGCGTAAGGGCGTGCTGCCCAAGATGCCCGCCGCAAAGAAGTCCGGTGCTAAGGCTCCCGCCAAAAAGTCCGGCAAGAAGTGACCCCCTATGCCCCGGCCCGGAACACCGTAGACGAGAAACCGGATCTGCGGGCCGGGGCATGAAAGCTACACGACGAGGCGGCTGCAGATCCTGGCAGCATGGCCTCGATCCAGACAGAAAGGTGGTGAGCGCCACAGATGGCAAACAAGAGAAAGTTTAACAGCCCCGAAGAAATGCAGGCGAAGATCGATGCCTATTTTGCGGACTGTAAGGGCGAAGTTGTGACCGATAAAGACGGTGAGCCTATTCTCAACAAGTACGGCGAGCCGGTTATTTTGGGCGCGAAGCCGCTGACCGTTACCGGCCTTGCACTTGCGCTGGACTTTACGACCCGGCAGGCGCTTTTGAATTATCAGGCGCGCGGTGAGTTCCGGCAGATCATCGAAACGGCAAAACTGAAAATCGAAAACTACGCAGAAATGCGTTTGTATGATAAGGACGGTTGCAACGGCGCACGTTTCAACCTCCAGAACAATTTCCGAGCATGGGACGCTGACAAGCCGCAGGACAACGGCAAAAAGGCCCCGGCAATCAACATCATTTGCGATATTCCCAAGGTCGTTGCACCTGATGCAGGCTCCATGGAAAGCATTGACATCGATCCTCAGTCTGTGAACGACCTTCTCAAGGGGCTGGAAAGCAAGGACGGCGGTTCGGATGGCTGACGAATCCACTA